GGATGCCGTTCCCGCCTGAAATATTTTTGATCATGATACTACTTGGTAAACAATGAATAGGTAAGTTAGTTGGTGGACCATTTGATCAAGCCCGAGATGTGCCCAGAACGCAGGAGTTTGAATATCTCTATTGCCCCAGTTCATCTTAGCCCAATCTGTGTGATAGTGAATAACAAAATCAAACAAGGCCATGAGCAAAGCAAAGAACCAATACTCTGCACCTACCACAGCAGCAATACAGATGTATGTACCAAACCCTTGCTTAAGACTGTGCTTTACACCTAGCCAGTGCAGGAAAATGCCCTTATGCTGCACTTCCTCCATGTCTTGATCTACAAAGTCAATATACCAATGCTTGAATTGTAATAGTGCAAGCAGAAGGAAGATAGCAGTAAGGATAGTCATAGTCCAAATCTTTCGTTAATGGCTGTTTGTGCTCTAGCTAGAGTTGCTTCAAATTGACCTTGGTCAAATGTTGTATAAACGTGATCTCGTTGTGCGTTGCCTAATGCAATAACGCACTCACGTACTACTGCCTTGACCATCTTTTCGTGAAGGTCTGGGTTAACACCTGGGTAGTGTGAACCACCTACTTCAAGTGCTAGTTGGTGTACTTTCTCTTTGAATTTGCTCATGTTTATGTTTCTCTATTAGTTCTACTAGTATCTTTTCAACAAGTTGGTTTAGTGTGATGTCTCGTTTGTGAGCTTCCTTCATTAGATCAAACAATAGTTTGTCATCTAGGTCAAGCTCTACATCTACTTTATCATTGCTCATCAAAATTCAACTTATGTTGTAGTGGTGGTTGCTGTGGTTGCGGATTGTATTCCGCAGATAAAAATTGCACGTATTGTTGAGAGTGTTCGCTTAACTTAACCAACTGGTACTTGCCGCAGAACTTTAAGAAGCGTGTGCCAATTTGTGGTACAGCTTTAGTTACACTGTTTGCAGCAATAGTTTCGGCAATCTGTATCTTAACGGCATCTGGCTGTGCAGTAAGATCTACCAACTGGCAATTACGCTCATAGTCATCTAGTACACGATGTTCGACGCCATTGTGGTCTGTCCAACGTTGCAACATTAGATTGTTCCAAGAGAAACCTTTCGAATCTTTGTCCGCAAACGCCTCTTGGAGACCGACTTTATTCTTACTCCCTTTTGTACGTACACCTGGAAAAGCTGAGAAGATGTTGTCGCTAGGGTCGCCCCGCATACACTTCTCGAATAAGATCCACTTTGGGTCCGGAATGACTTTTGGTGCTTTAGTTTTCTTATCAATGACTGGGGCACCTTTTTTGTCAAATATGCCTTCGATGGTGTGGAGCTCATCTGAAATCCCGTTGTATTGTTTTACATTTGAAGTAAGGAGTTGGTGAAAGTCGCTATCGCTGGATACGATTACGTGCTGATCGCTAGGGTGTGTTTGAATCCATCCTGCCACCAAGTCATCTGCTTCGAGGTTGCTGTGCTGGAGAACAGTACAATTGGTGCTCTCCGCGATGTATGTTTTAAGAGCGTCAAATGCTTCCCAAAAGAGTTGATCCTCTTCTTGTTCTGCTTCTGTGAGTGCTGCTCTTGCAACTGCACGGTTTTTCTTGTACGGCTCATAATAATCCTTGCGCCATGAACGTCCTTCCAAACAGAAAACAACATGGTCTGCTTTCTGTTCTCTAAATGCTTTTGCCACACTACCCAAGGTAACGTGGATCGCAAAACCTAGTTTATCCCAAGTGTCGGACTGTCTGTGTGCAGCATGTCTGGCTCTAAAGAAGGTGTTTGCAGTGTCTACGATAAGATATTTCATAAGTTAATAGTAATAATAGCAGTTATTGATTATTTGGTCAACAGGTTTTGGACATAATGGGAATATAACCATTCTGCCCAGGCTGTGTGTGCATCAGCTTTAAAATGGTAGCTGTGCTTAGTTGCAGTTTCGAATCCTCTTGCTTTAAGCCAATTGTAGTAAGTGTACTCGGGATCGTATGGATGAATGTAACTGTTTCTCCAGTTTGCAGGAGGATAACGATCGTACCCTATTGCATCTAAATGGGAGAAATCCAAGTATGTGTTAAAGAATATGTGCGGTATTTGCAAGTAAGTTAACAGGTCGTGTAACGCAATAACTTGACTATGTGCATCAACTAGCTTTTGGTTAATAACTTCTGGTTCCATTTGGTTAATAACCCAGGTCTTATAACGATCCTTGATTTCTTGTGGCCAATCGTCGCCAATGCCGCCGGCATTAACTTGCCAACGTACTCCATTGTGTAGCCACTCTTCACGCTCCCATGTAGCCCACCCAATTACAATTAGATCCGGCTTGCTTGCTATGTTATTGTTTAAATAGTCCATTGTGGTTCGCACAATGCGGTCATTGCTGCTAGCTGATTCGGCATCGCATACAAGTTCAGCATCAAGCATCTTGGCTAACTTTGCACCGTAACTGGCTTCAAGGTTCAATGGATGTGGCCTACGACCAAGGTGTTGGTATCTGCGATCATCTTCTGCAAAGGCAGCAGAATGTACAGCTTCCGCGCCAGCACTGTGACTGTCTCCGTTTACGTAAAGTTTCATAGTTTTAATGTTATAAACGTTGCCATTTTAGGGTCATCAAACCTTGCAAGAGTTTTGCTGCGGTCACGGAATGCAGGCCTAACATCCCACCCCGGGCCACCAATGCGATTGTGCAGGTAGAACTTGCTTGGCCCTATATACTTTTCACATGCTTTAGCGACAGCTTGGAATCCTTGATTAAACTCTACTTCTACCATCTTGTTTAACTAAGCTAACCACCACAGCCAATTTTTCCATTGCATCTGCAACAGCAGGATGATCATAGTAGTCATGGGCTTCAACTAGCAGATTCATAATTTCCTTCTTCTTGCTTAGGTCCTCGAGTTGGAATTTATATGTTGTGCCATTTCCACGGAAATCACAGCTTTTACCATACGGACTATCAATTGATACCAAATCGCCTAGAGCCGGCGGTGCCGAAAAGGTAACATAATCGGCACCAGACACATAGTCAATGCCAGGTATCTGTCGCAGGCCGTTAATTGATACAAAAATCATACTAATGCTGGATTAGGAAACTCTAGTTCAAACACATGCCACGTTGGCTTTGGACCAGTTGATGTTGTGTCTTTAAGAATCTCTAGTGTTCTATTGTGTTCAGCTTCTTGAAGTGTGGCATAGAACCCAACCCCCATACTGGGCATAGACGCATTGGTCGTAACTAAGCCAGTGTTACAAAAGTACATGCCACTCATTTTAATGAGTTGGTATACTTTAATTGTTTGGGGCTGTTCTACGGACATCATGATACTTCACTCTTTCCGCCACCAATGTCGCGACGATCTACAACTCGTGGTCTAAGTTCTTCTGGTTGGTTAGCTTCCCACTGTTCGTATTCTTCAGTTAGAATATTACGGCAAATAGTTTTAAACCAGTTGTCTACAATGTCGTTATCTGTCTTACCTTGGTAACCTGCACGTACTAGCTTTGCAACAAAGATATCATTCCAGTCTAGTTCAAATGCACCGTTACCAATGTCGTCGGAGTCTAACTCAACATTGAGAATCTTGATATACGGTTCGCCACGCTTAGTGGCCAATTCCTTTTCGCTCTTTGCTTTAACTGTTAGCTTTGGCTTCTCTGCAACAGTCTTTTTAGGAGCAGCAGGTTTCTTTGCAACTGTTTTCTTTGCAGGTGCTTTAGTTGCTGTAGTCTTCTTTGCTACAGTCTTTTTAGCAACTGTCTTTTTAGCTACTACTGGTTTCTTTGCTACCATTAATTTAATCCTTTCAGCATCATCATAACTGCTTCATGTCTATGATACCATCTATCTTCAATCACGGGTTCACCAGGGCCTGTAATAACTCTGCGACCACGTACCGCTAACCCCCATACCCACGCCCCTGTGTTGTAACAGCGACGTGGAATCAGACTATGCTTGTATTCAAACACTGCACGGTCGTTAAATGGGTCGTATGCTTGCACATCA